CCCTAGGCTATACCAATGTACGCATATCCGAACCCTTATTTTGTGACCTCAACTCACATCGGATATGTGTTTTTAGTAAAAAGGTAAATCCCACTAATTGCTAGTGGGATTTTCCTTTTGAGATATATAAATCAACTAAGATTTACTACTAATTAAATATATCTGCTAGTATATCGTCAGATATGTCGCCTAAGACATAAGCATTTTTGATTCCGTGCTTTTTGATGTATGCCTTAGCCGATTCATTTGTGTACTTGTTGAGCAATATAACAGGGTAATCTCCGATGTTGCTTGCTACAAGTCCGTCTGCCCAAGCATTGACCAAAATCACAGTATCTGCGTGAGGATAAAATAGGTCAGCAATCTTTGTTGATGTCTCGTACCTATCTAACCCGTCAAGCCTTGTTACCTTGCTGATATCGGCAAGTTGTCGCTCAATATCCTTTGATACGACACTCTCTCCACCTAGTATGATGTACTCTAGGTAAGATTGTTTGTCTAAGAACGACGCTTGCTTGATTGTGAGATAGTCCCCAACCATCATAACAGGGTATCTGACTGTCGATACAGATACACCATCTGCCCAGTCTTTACCACTTGTGATGATTAGCTTGTTAGCACCTTTTATGCACTCTTTGAGTACCTCAAGATTAGTTGCGTATCTATCAGCACCACTGAGCACCTTTACTCCTGTACCATTAATCTTTACATCACCACCGACAACTGTTGTCTCAAGTCCATTAGTACCCTTGCACTCATCATATACTAGGTTAGCATTTTTAGTGTATGCAAGATAGCCAGCACTCAAGCCATCGGCAAATGTCTTGCCACTAACAACAACCTTGTTAGGCTTTAGATGTGATTCAACGATTAGGTCAGCCGTCTTATACCTATCTGCTCCAACATACCTAGTGATAGTCACATCTGATGGAATAGTCTTTTTCGGTGGGGCAAGTTCGGTAGGCGTGTCATAATAATATTCTGCTCTACGATATAGTTCATCCAGTCTTGCGTACCATAGTCCCGGACACTGAGTAGGCTTGATGTCACAATGCCCTCTAAGTGGCAATTTGCGACCGTAGAATCGCCATATATCAGCGATAAGTTCTGCTACTGTCTCAAAGTCAGCTGGTCTACACTCAGGGCGACACTCAATACCTATACTCCTTGCGTTTTCTTCCATTACCCCAGTGTGCCAAGCAACATTATGATAGCTAACAATACAAGCTACTCTGCCCGCCTCTGCCACTAGATGAGCCGATGAACCAGCCTTTGGATTGCATAGCCAATTAACAACACCCATGAATGACTGTCCCATTGCTCCCCAATGATGAATACAGATGTATTCAGGATGATTCTGATTCGTTTCTCCGACAAAGTATTTGCCATAGTTAGGGCTGTCAAAGTCCTCTATAAATTGATATGCCATAGTATTTCACCTACTCCCTAAAACCTTTGATTACAGTATCTTCCTCATCTGATGGGTCATTCTTTCTCGGCTCGGTATATTCCATAGCCTGTGCACTATCCTTTATACCATCCGTTGTTGGGTCAACAACCACACCAAGTAGTACAAGTAGTTGTATTACTATCACAAATAGATTGTGCCACTGTTCCTGAGTAATAGATGGTACTATTCCCACCATACCTAGAAATGTGTACACAATAGCTAGAGCCGTTGATACTATAGCTAGTAGTGTGACCTTGTTTTTTAGTCTAAGTTTTAAATTCACATTAACCTCTCTTTCTTAGCACCCACATTCAATGAGCGTATTAACATCTTTAATCGGTAAAGCACAATAGTGCCTATAAATATCATCCATAGTGCCATTACCATCTAACTCTTTGTATGCCTCAAACATGGTGGTCATATCCTCGAACTCTATAATCGATTTCCATCCCCGCTCTATTGCGACTAGCATTTCTGACCTCAGTCTGAATCGTAACATTGCCCTAGTCCCGACCGAATTAGCATTGAGTTGTCGAGTAATTTCTTCGATAGTATGTTTAGAGTTAGTGTTATCGAGGGATTTTTGGTAGTCGGATTCTATTTTCTTAGCCAACCAATTAAACCCTCTTATCATCGTACTTATGATTGCCAAAATTCCAACGGTTATTGAAATAACTACTGCTGTCATGCAAATACCCCCTACTGACCTAATTTCGAATATATTGCTTTAATTGAACTCGCATTAAATGTATAGTTTGTCTTATAAGTCACACCTTTGTATACGGGGAACATTGTTGTGAATGTTCCACCTGAACCCTCTCCATATACAGACCCCTTGATATCGTTCTTAGTATCAGATATGTAGGTTAGTGTATAACTTGCCGAGCTCGAGCTTATGACTTTTACAGTCAAAAATCCATCAGCCGGGCAAGTCCATGACCCATTGCCCCAATATACATCGACTGGTTCAGCAAATTTTGGGGACACTCTAGCGAGATAGTTCGCAAGTGTTTTTAGTGTGCCACGATATAATTTATCACCTGAACTGAGAATCACTAATGTGTCATCTTTGTACACCGAACCCGGTGCATTGTCGAGACCTCTGACATTTATCGAGAGTGTTCCATTCTCGTGCATTTCCAATATCTGATTAAGTGTCTCATTGGTATGATTGATATCATTCGCCCCAAATAAGGACGTGTCATCAAACTCATAGTATGTGGTTTTGTCCTCAAAAGACACTGTGCCATCATCATTCCTAATCATGTTGTATTTCTTATTTCCCGAATAAATTGCGTCTTTGTAATCTGTTCTCAAGCTCATTAGATTACCACCTTTCTTTGCTCAAACCTTATCTTTAAGTGTCGTCTATTATCATAAGAGTTTTGTAAAATATTGTATAAACGCAATATTTCACCCTCTAACCTATTTAGGTCTGAAAATGTCATGATACCCTCATCGGGTAAATATCTAGGTGTGTTACCTATATTCAGATTGACCGTATTAGCATTAATTGTGCGTAGATTATCCTCAAATACATTTATCTCATCTGCATAAAAATAATCGCCCACTTGCTTATCTGCTCCCATATCGATTATCGAAAACTTTGGGTAAAGAACTTGTGCCAAAGTGTTCAGACGGTTGAGGTTATTTTTAATACGATTGTAATCTTCTGCATTAAAGTAATCTCCCTCATACACATCATCGATATAACTTGCTGACCAATCCGTTTTTGGTTTTTGCCACATATTATCCCCCTTGTCGCCTTGCTATCACACTTGCTGAAAATGAATTAGTAAATTTCATATTATATTTGTATATACATACTTTCATCTCAGGGTGGAACTCATTTTCCTGATTAACAATGTCATTTGCGTCCAACTCAGGATTCCCTCTCGTATCATATTCATACTCGATTCCCGATGTATAATACTCTTTGAGCCATTGTAATAGCTGATTTGCCATCTGCTCATCGCTTAGTAGTGGGTTTGACCACTTAATGACCCTACCTCGATTATTCAGCGACGCTCTAACTTGTTTCTCAATAATATTGTATTTGCGACCCTTTATTTCCAGCTTATGCTTACCCGCCACCTGATATCGCACTGATATTGCATAATTTGATTTACTAACAACGCTTGCTAGATTAGACCTGTCATCGACTAGCACGTTAAAATCATAGCAAGGTGAATCAAAGTAGTATGTAATCACTTGATTTTGTGCGACTTCGATATCCTCTGAAATTAGCACGTCTACTTTGTCCGATTCCTGATAAGTGTAATAAGGTACTATAATTTCCTTAATCGATTCCTGCTTTATAGCCTTTGGTGATGACAACATATCTCGTCTAGTTATCATAAAGTTTGTAGCCGTCTCTAAACCGATTCGCCTTACTACCACATGGTTGTTAGGTTTGATGGTTTCCTCAAAACTGAATACCATCTTGTCACATTCGCCAAAATCTCGTATGACCGACATCTTTTTACGAATCGCTGCGCTATCCACTGTAAATGTATTTGTATTCCCCCCGTTATTATATGTATCGTGTGT